TCCATAACCTCTTTCTGTAGCGCCCACAAAATCATTTATATAAGATTCGATTGCAGCAGCATGTGCTTGTTTAATATCTTCACTAGAGTTTGGTATACCACCAATTTCTTTTTCTGTTACTGATAATTTAGAATATATTTTATCAGGTCTATTTATTGAAAAACCTCTGTAGCCTCTTCTTTTAAAATAATACAAAAGTCTAGGTTTATTGTTCTCAGCTAGTATTGGCATTCCGTAAAAAACGCAAGCCATTAATATATCTTCAAAAAACATCTCAGCAGTTTGAGGTCTAGCTATATACTCTAAGAAAAACATATTAACCGGGTGATCTTCCATACTGAATTTAGTAAGACCGTGTAAAGCTCCTTTAGATCCTCTACTGTCTACTGTTCCAGATATATCATAACTATCACATCCAAAAGCTCCTATGTGTTCATTTCCTGGATACTTTACTCCATTCTTTACTATTACATGGTTTTGTTGATTTGCAGATGGAATCCAACTTATTAAAAATCTACCATTGCTATTTGGAGTAAAAACAACTCTAGTATCTTTGATACCATTCTCCCATTGAAAACTACCTTTAGTAATTAATTTACTATTTAAGTACTCTTCATTGTGATCTATTTGTTCGTATATCTTAGTTAAATTAAACAAAGATAATTTAGCTTCATCTCTAAAAGCGTGTTTCTCTGTTCTAGGAAACTGACGGTAGTATTCATTTAAACCATCTTGGTCGTTTTTTAAACCTTCTACTTCGTTCTCCCAATGCTCTATTACTCCGTGGGTTATCGGAATTCCGCTTGGATCTACTGTTTCTTTTTTTGGCTGATCGAATACAGGTAACCCATAAGTATCAATGAATCCCTCGTAGTTCCATTCCATAGGTATGAACAAAGAATATAATCCCGAGCTAGTCTGCCCATTGCGGTTTCTTTGCGTAACATCTGAGGCATAATATAATTTTTTGAAATTACCACCACCTTTTTCTAGAGCGTTTGAAGTAGAACCCATCATACATTTACCTACGATTCTACTACCTAACCTTAGACAGGTTTTTGTAACCCTCCAGTTATTTAATATATTGTCAGGTCTTTCCCACTTTCCACTTTCATCGTGTACTAATAATCTTAATTTTTCCCCATCGTACGAGTTGTCCCCTGTGTTTTTCCAGTCAATGGTGGTATCAAGACCTTCAATTTCCTCTTCGACTTGACCTTCGTTGAGTTTTCTTCTTGTAAGCCTGGAAGCTGGAACTCTATAAGCGAGTTCGGTCTTTGGTCTGTCCATACCGTCTTGTATCGGTTTGAAGAAGAACGGGTAATTAACGCTGATAGGTACCACTTTATCTGTGAACATCTTCTTTGCATCGGCGCCAGATTTGGACAAAATCCCAAAGCGTGCGTCGGTTGATATTGTTGCCATGTTAACGGTCTCAGCTGAAGCCATGAACGAAAAACCTGACCTTCTGTTCTTGAGATATGACATTCCATAACAACGGATGTCTGCTTTGCAAGCTTCCCAGAATAAGAAGAATATTCTGTTTGATTCCCTATAATCTGCTGCCCCAACATCAATCTTGGCCCACTGCAAGTACATGTAATGAGTACCAGTAATGTAAGTTGGAGTACCATTGTTATAAAACCAAAAACCTTTTTCCCTTTTTTCAAACTCTTTGTCAATATATCCATACCATTCTTCTTTAAAATCAGTGGGATATTTTTGCCAATCAAAAACGCTTTTGATCTTTGTAAGTTCTTTAGGGTATTCTAACCTAGACCACATTTGTTCTTCTTTCTTATTAGAACATTTGTAAACATCTTCTGGAACAGCAGGTAAAGCAATTTTTAAGTTTTGTATCTCTACAATTTCACCTATAGTTCCATCAGAACTTATAACAACCATATCATGGTCATTATCGTATCCTTTGACCCACTTTTTATTTCTATTATTTCTTTTTAGTAAAGCAGGTTTTACGTGGTCTTCTATTGTCTTTATTAATGTTTGCTTGTACATTATTTAGACCTACCTTCTGCAAAGCCTTTAAAAGACTTTTCCTGTTTAACTTCTTTTGGCTTCTCTTCCAATAGTCTTTCCTCTTCTTCTATTCTACTAAGTATTTCAAAAGCATCGAAAATAGCTAGTTTCTTAGTAGCTGCAGCGTTTTTTAATCTATCAGCAGATATATCATCATCTGAATCAACTATCTTTTCTTTAGCTACCTGAATTAATTCCTCAACTGCTTTTTGCCCAGCTAGGATTATATTCCTCTTCGTTTCCTTTGTATTCATACTTTAATAAAATATCATTAGATTCCATACAATAAAGTCGTTGATCATCTACTATAAACTCAAACTCTCTGTTTGGTTTAAAGCCTATAAGATCTCCCTCGCTTATTCCTAGCGCTTCTAACGACTTATTACCTATTTTTAATACTCCAATATGCTTTCTCTCTTTATCCATTGAGAAAGGATTGTTATTTTTAATCGGCATTACAAAACACCTAGTACCAATTGGTTTCCATTCATTGTCTCTTTTATATAAGTAGACTTGATCTGGTTGGCAAAAGTATAAGTTTTCTTTAAAAAGTTTACTACTATCAACGGCTTCACCTTTTTGATTATAGTATCTTCTAAACACATTGTGGTGAATTATTATCGTGTCACCAACATTTATAGATGAATTAAAAGCAATAGGTACAGAAACAACTTCAGCTTTTCTACTGATAAACTTAAAGTCTTCGATGCTTGAATTTAACATCAATTTCTTATCACCAACTTTTATTTCATTATCATATCTTCCTTCTACAGGTTTTACTATAAAATCGAATACACTTCTCATTAATACTGTAAATCATATTCAACAGATATAGCCATGTTAGAATTAAATTTCTTCCATGGCAATACCTCGTTGTTTTTCTTTATATGTATACTATAAGAGTTGTTAGATTCATCGTGCAGTATATGAGATATTTCGTGACCTCCATATACAGACTGTCCAATAGCGTAATGCATTGCGTCATTTTTGTAGTCAGAACCTATACTGATTTTTCTTATAATAGATGACATATACTAAGCTTCTTGTTCTTCTTTCTTAATTTCCTCGAAGCTTCCGTCTTCTAAATTAATACTGATTGCTCCGTACTTCTTTTCTAAAACTTTTTTGTTGTCTTCTACTTCTTTGTTTAGTTCTTGAATATGAGAGATCAACCCGTGTTTCTGAGCCTCTAACACGCCTACTTGAGATAATGCTTGAGTCATTTTACCTTGGTTGTCCTGAACTAGTTTTAATTCTTCTGCTGTAATCTTGTTTTCCATTTGATTTAATTTAATTGTTTTCATTTATTTATTATCACTTGATCTTTTACCTTTTTCCCAAGTCCTTCCTATGAAGTATGCTCCATATACCGTGATCAATAGCGATTGAAATATGGGTACATATTGCCCCGCGACAACAAAGCCTCCAATATTACCATCAAAAAAAGATAAAACAGTAAATATAAAAGTTAAGTATATTAAAACGAGTGGTCTAATGTTTTTAGATAAAAAACTATCACTAACCATATCCGCTTTCCAACGCTCAGTTACTTGAGTTTGCGCTTCGGTATCAGCTTTTTCTAATATTTCTTGAATCTGCTTTTTTATTACAAGCTTTTCTTCTTCAGTAGTGGTAAGCTTATCAACGACGTCACCTATGTTTTTGATGACGCCGCCTGTAAGCCATTGGAATATTTTATTCAATTATTTATTGTTAGGTTTGCGATTGGATTTATTAACGTGTCTTTGAGTCGTAAAAATTGGTTCTGAAGCATCAAGAGGTAATCCACCTCCTCTTGATTTATCTCCATATTTCATAGCAGCAATTTCCCTGCCTTTTGTCACTACTGTATTAAGAGAATCTAGAACGTTGCTCTCTCTCTTTTTTCTATATTCTTTTGCTGTTTCAGCATCTTTGTTCTTGATAGCTTTAAGAGTAGCTTCTAATTTTTCTTCGTAAGATTTTTCTTGAAGAGCTGGACTTTTGAAAGTGTCAGGAATTCCTTTACCTGTTTTTTGGTACGGCCCTCTTCCAGGGCTCATTTTAAATGGTGCACTCATAATTTTCTGTTTGTATTGATTATTTATTGGGGTTTATTTATTACTTATTTTGTTTATAAATTTATATCTCAACGTATCGTTGGATTTTAAAATAACTCGGTGTAGTGAGTTTTTATGTAAAAAGGTTTTAGTTATTAAGTTATAACCTAATTCAGAAAAACCATAATTTGTAATTATTTCTTTTTTATTCTGACTAATTATACTTTCGGTGGTACTTTTTGATAAATCCTTGGTAGAACTGTTTAAACCTTCAACTTCTGACTGACTGTCATTAAGAATTATAATAGTGTAAGAAAGCAATCCTTCTCGGTTTTGCAACTTCCAAACACCTTCCATTTTCTTTAACTGGGCATTTGTATTAAAACTTAATACTACAAGTAATCCTAATAATAATTTTTTCATTTGATTTGATTTTAAATTTGTATAATTATATTATTACGTAGTTTTTAACTTATTTGCCTTATACGCCTCTTTTTCCCAAGGTAGGTTTTTATTACCTTCGTCCATTATTGATCTAGGCATTCTCTTACCTTTCCAGTAAACGTACTTATCGTCGTAATCTAAGTCGCCTCTTTTCATTTGATCTAAATGCACTTTTTCATGCCTTATAACATCTTCCTGCTCTAATGGGCTT